CGGATCTCACCGATATAAAGACGATTCCGGAGGAGGGCATACAAAGCACCACGAGCGAAGGCAACTCCTCCTAGGCGGGATCCTGTTCTGGTTACCCAAACCTTACTTCTGGTTCTGTCGCGATCCAGGCGCCCTGCCAGTTTGGAGACGCACCCGACCTCCAGGTAAAGAGAGAAGATCTTGCAAACTAGGTCAGATTCTTTAGGGTTCGGAACGAGCTTTCTTCCTTCCAGATCGTAGCCAAGTGGTACGAGACCTCCCATCCACATCCCTTTCTTTTTCGATGCTGCGATTTTGTCTCGAATCCTCTCTCCCGTAACTTCTCTTTCGAACTGTGCGAATGAAAGCAGAATGTTGAGGGTGAGCCGGCCCATTGACGAAGTCGTATTAAACTGCTGAGTGACGGATACGAAGGAGACCCCTCGGGCATCGAGAGCTTCGACGATCTTGGCAAAATCGGACAGGCTACGCGTCAGACGGTCAACTTTGTATACGACAATTACGTTTACTTTGTTGGCTTCGACGTCTTCCAATAGACGCTGCAGTGCCGGCCGCTCCGTGGTTCCACCGGAGTATCCGCCATCGTCGTAGCGGGTGGGAACGACGCGCCAGCCTTCCTGTCGCTGGCTCAGAATGAAGGCTTCTGAAGATTCGCGCTGGGCGTCCAGCGAGTTGAAGGATTGTTCCAGGCCTTCCTCGGACGATTTCCGGGTGTAGATGGCACACCTCATAATAGGCTTGTGTTCGAGACTCATTCGGCCTCCTTATGTTTGCTGCTGCCTTGCTCGTTCTTAATTCCAAAAAATAATGGACCTGACCAGCGGGTCCCGGTGATGAGACGGGCAATCTCAGAGAGGCTCCGATATCGGGCACCTTGATACTCATAGAAATTGGCTTCCACATTCACAAGATGAACTTGATCGCGCCACTGTCGGACGAGGCGCGTGCCCGGTCTGATCTGCCTTGCGGAAGGGATTGTCGAGTCCAAGTCTCTCTCGAAGGCTCGGCTGAGATGACGAAGGCGTCTACGACTACCTGCGCTGAGAGATCCAAAAACCTGCTCCTGAAGTCGATGAGCAAGAATTGGGATCATCAAGTCTTTGCGCAGTTTAGTGGATGGGGACGCATTGAAGAGCTGCTTCCACAGACCGTTTAGCGCGACTCTACCGAGTTTGGGCAGTGCAGCGATACGTTCGGAAATCGGTTCGGGCATATTATCTCCACAGTACACAGCAACATTGCCGCTCCCTTTGCAGTAACAGTCAAGTCCTCAATTGGGGCACTCTTGGCGACACAAAGTGTCCTGCCGTCCTCGCAGGAAACGCGTAAAATTGGTCTGCCTGCGCATGCTCCAAGTACTCACAGGGATGGGATAATGGCCTCTCAGACTTACTCTGCGTCGCACGCGCACGGATTGTTGTTGTGCTTGATTCTGGCCGAAAACGTATTTGTTATCGCACTGAGATTAGTGGTAGATTTCAGGTGGCTCCAACACATATCCGTGGGACGTGATGTCTACCCCGGAGTCGAGATAACTCTGCTCGGATTGTGAAGGAGTCCAACCTTATTCGAGATAGGCTAGATGCCTATACCCGGTCCAAGAGGGGCCACTTGAATAACCGAGGATGGGCGAGATGCCCATGGCCTCCTTGCTACTAACTCGCGATCAGCCGAAAGGCTGGGGCGCGAAGACTTGACTTCAAATAAAACTCATTTTGCGTAGCGCGCTTGCAGCGCAGACTATTGCTGGCGCTACCGGGTGCAGCGGTGTCGCATTGCCTCAATTGGGGCAACGATTCTCGTGTGTTCCTTCGCAGCTACTCAAATCAGAGGAGACTTGCCATGGCATCGGTACGTACAAGGACGAGCGACAACGCTAGAAGTGGCCAAAACATGAACCCGTCTCTCGCGATCGTTTATCGAGACATAGAAGAGCTCGAAGGGAATCCCGAAAACCCTCGCCTCCATACCAAAAAGCAAATTAAGCAAATCGCCCGTAGTATCGAAGACTTCGGTTTCAATGTTCCCTTTTTGGTCGATCGCGACTTGCGTTTGATTGCAGGTCATGGGCGCGCCGAGGCCGTGAAGCTCCTCGGTATACGCAAAGTACCGACAATTTGTCTCGATCATTTGAACGAATCACAGGCCCGTGCATTCACGATTGCCGATAACAGGCTCTCAGAAATTGCCACTTGGGACGATCACAAACTAGCAGAACAATTCAAGATCCTCACTGAGATCACGCTGGACTTCAGCCCTGAATCGACTGGATTTGAGATGGGGGAGATTGATGTAATCATGGAGGGGCTTGCACCAACACCAGCGAAGGAAAAGGATCCAGCTGATGAGCTGCCAGAAATAGATGCAAAGTTTCGGGTCACTGAGGCGAACGATCTATGGCTGCTCGGTCGCAGCCGGGTTGTCTGCGGCGACGCTCTGGATGAACGGACCTATTCTTTGCTGATGGAAGGCCAACGCGGCGCCTGCGTATTTATCGACCCGCCCTATAACGATCCCATCGACGGATATGTGAGCGGCTTCGGCAAGATCCATCACTCCGAGTTCGCAATGGCCTCGGGCGAGATGAGCGATACTCAGTTTACCGAATTCCTTCACAAGGCCATTTCCCGGCTTGTCTCCAACAGCACAGCGGGCGCGTTGCACTTCATTTTCATGGATTGGCGCCACACACCAGAACTCCTCGCAGCCGCCGGGCGGGTGTATGCGGAGTTCAAGAACCTGTGCATTTGGATAAAAGACAACGGTGGCCAAGGATCCCTTTACCGCAGCCAGCACGAATTGGTGTTCGTCTTTAAGAGCTCCAAAGACAAACACAGGAACAACATTCAGTTGGGTCAGTACGGCCGCTACCGAACCAATGTCTGGCAGTACCCGCGGGTCAATTCCTTCTCCAGATCCTCTGAAGATGGCGAACTCACAGCATTACACCCCACCGTAAAACCCGTAGCTCTGGTCGCAGACGCCATCATGGACTGCACCGTGCGCGGGGATATCGTACTCGATTCTTTCTTAGGAAGCGGGACGACACTTATTGCAGCGGAGCGGGTGGGACGAATCTGCTATGGGATGGAAGTGGAAGGGACTTACGTGGACATGGCCGTCCGTCGCTGGCAAAAGGCCACAGGTACGACGGCGATCCACGCAAAGTCAGGACGATCCTTTAAGGAACTGGAGGAGGTTGCACGTGGAAAACAGCAAAGAGAACGACGCTAGTGGTTCCGAAACCGGATACGGCCGTCCGCCGGTGAACACGCGATTCAAAAAGGGACAGTCCGGTAATCCTAAGGGTCGACCTAGGGGAAGCCGCAGTCTTGCCACAATCCTCAATCGTGCAGTAAGGGAGCGTGTGGTTATCAACGAAGGAGGCCGGAGGAAGACGGTCACGAAGCTGGAGGCAGCCGTCAAGCAGGTCACCAACAAGGCCGCGTCGGGTGACCCAGTTGCAGGGCGGCAGCTTTTCACATTGATCCAGATTATCGAACAGCAGCCACAGGAGACCGGTACGACGATCAACAGGCTAGACGAAACTGATCAGAGGGTTGTTACGGGAATGCTCAAGCGTTTCAATCGCCAGTCGAACGAAGGAGAGAATCAATGAATGTGACGCAAGAGGAGTTTGACGCGCTCTTACGTACGGACCTTTGCACGTTCATCGAGCGCAGCTTTTATGAGCTCAATCCAGAAACCGAGTATCTCCCTAACTGGCATATCGAAAAAATAGCAGACGAATTGGAGAAGTGCAGGCGAGGTGAGACCAAGCGACTGATCATCAATGTGCCACCGCGTTCGCTGAAGTCTCACTGCGTCTCAGTCGCATTTGTTGCCTGGCTCCTTGGCCACAATCCCGCGGAACAGATAATCGCGACCAGTTATGGCCAAGACCTGGCAGACAAGCATGCTCTCGACTGCCGAACAATCATGATGAGTTCATGGTACCAGCAAGCTTTTGCGACACGGCTAAACTCTACCAGGCCCGCCGTAAACGATTTCAAAACTACGAAAAATGGATTCCGTCTATCGGTCTCCATCGGGGGCGCTGCCATTGGTAGAGGGGCACAGTTCATCATTATCGATGATCCTCTCAAGCCAGACGAAGCGCTTTCTGACACGCAACGAAAGGCAGTAAATGACTGGTTTGATCACACGCTAATTACTCGCCTCAATAACAAACAGAGCGGCTGCATCATCATAATTATGCAGCGCTTGCACGAGGACGATTTGGTTGGTCACCTCCTCGATCGAGGATTCGGCAACTGGAAAGTACTACGATTTCCCGCAATCGCCGAAGAGGACGAAGTGCACGAAATTAAGACGCCATTCGGCGGTGTACGTCACGTCGTACGTTGTAGAGGTGAGGCCTTGCACCCGGAGCGAGAGCCGTTAGATGTCCTACAGGAGATCCGCCTTACGCAAGGCGAATACAACTTTGCTGGCCAATATCAGCAGGCACCCGCTCCTTGTGGTGGTGGAATGGTCAAGTCTGAGTGGTTCAGAACCTTCAGTTTGGAGGAATCCAATCTGCAGTTTCAAACGATTCTCCAAAGCTGGGACACCGCCAATAAGCCTGGCGAGTTGAGTGATTTTAGTGTTTGCACGACGTGGGGAATTATTGGAAAACACTTATATCTACTGCACGTATACCGCAAGCGCGTCGACTATCCGGAACTGAAGCGTGCCGTGCGAGAGCAGGCCGACGCTTTTCAGGCCAAAGTCATATTGATTGAGGACCGAGCTTCTGGTACTCAGTTGCTTCAAGAGTTGGTTCACGAGGGAGTCTATGGGGCGCAGTCCTATAAGCCAACGATGGACAAGATCATGCGCCTTCACTCAGTTTCCAGCACCATCGAGAATGGGTTTGTTCACCTTCCGGAAAAAGCGGAATGGCTTGCAACATATTTGCATGAGCTCGTAACTTTTCCTAAGGGTAAGTACGACGACCAGGCGGATTCGACATCGCAAGCACTGGATTGGGCGAAACAAAGATTCTTTGGACATACGGTTGCAATCTTTAACGGTCTTACCGGGGAACGCATCGCATAGAACTGCTGTGATCGGTTTTACAGCCTTCGGTGACGTGGTATGGAGCACGTTCGGATCCCTTTTCAGGAAGCCCCTTCTGCTGCGGGGTGTCTGCCTGGAGGGGTTCGGGTTGGTTTGGGCATTTTTAGAGCGGCGGGAGTCTTTTGTGCCACCTAGGCCCCCGAATATGAGTGGATTGGAACCACCGACCGTTGGGTTATGAGTGCCACCATCAACAGAATCTAAAGACAACGCGCGGCGCAAAGAGTAACGCATTGTTCTCAAGAACCGCGAACCGTAATGCTGCCTGCCCCTATGTTGCCCTTGTTATCTGGGCGAAGACAGAGTTGGGCATTGCCCTCATTCTTGTTCGGCTCGAAGTACAGGACGTGAACCGCACGTGCGAGGTGTTTTTGGCGCTTCCAACTTGCCTTCGACGAACTTCTCGTAGATGACCACGTTTTACGCTGCATTGCGATCGACTCCAAACAGAGATGCAGTCGACAAGTGAAAAAGCCTTCGAATGTTTAGCGAGCACCGGTGTGAAGACTGCCGTAACGCAAAAGGTAACTTTCATTTTGAACGCACTGTGAGGTATCGCAGGAGTAATGACGAAGATCCAAAAATG